CACCCGAAGCGCATGCGGGTAGTCGATGAATACCTTGCTGCCGGAGTACCCGAACGAATTGCGCGGCGTGATGTGCTGAACAGGGACGCTCTGCTGGATGTCGCGCACGACGGAGTGCTTGCCGTCGGCAAGCGTATAGTTCGCCCGCGCGTTGCTCGCGATCTGCTTGAGCGCATCGAATGCAGACCCGCCCTCCATCACGCCGTTAAACGTCCAGCGCGGCTCCGTCGCGTTGGGCGCTTGCGTGTCGCATGCGGTCGCCCATGCCTGTATCGCCGGCAGATCGATGCGGCTGTCGGGAATGAAAGTATCAGTGCCGCGACGCCGAAGGATGTCTGCGAACGCCCACGCGGGGTTCGACGTCTTTGTGTATGTCCACGTCGTGCCGTTGTAGACCGGAAGGTAGCTCTCAGCGACGCAGTTGATCGTCTGCGGCACGCCGTTGAGCTGGTTCGACGCCTTTATGCGCAGCGCGATCAGCGAGAGGCCGCTCTGCAGGACGGGATAGTCCTGCTTGATCGACCGGAGCGTCGTCCACCAGACGAGGTCGACGTACTTGTCGCCGCTGTTGACCGTCGTCCTGCGAACGCGCACCTCGTACTGACCCGCCGACGCCGGCTTGACGAGTCCGCTTCGGCGAATAGCCGTCGACTCGGATGCAGTTACGGTGATCTGCCCGGCGGTGCCGAACCCTGTCTCGTAGTTGTTCTGCCATACGGCATTCAGCCACGTGCCGGACCCGACCGCGCGGTATTGCACCTCGCACACCACGGTCGCGCTGATCTTGTTCCCCTTGTTATCGAACCGGAACAGGCCCTGCGGGAACGCCAGATCGACGGAGAACTCGACCGTGTTGATCGCCGTCGTGCGCTGCGCCCAGTCGTTCGTGTCCGTCGGAGTGACCTGCCCATACGACCCGTTCGACTCGTTGTAGTAGTAGCGGTCGCCGTTGTAGCCGTAGGGGTCGTCGTAATAGTTGCCGGAGTACTGATACGGCTGAAGCTGGATCTGGAAATTGTCCTCGGTGACGGTCTTGCTGAAAAGCGTCAGCGGCTGGTCGTTGTTCCAGCCTTCGCGGATCTCGTACTGCACGTCGTCGAACGCAGTGATCGGAGTCTCGCCGATCTTTAGCTGCGTGATCTCCAGAGGCCCCCATCCGACGACGAGCGCCATGCGCAGGTATTCGTCGTCGCCTTGGATCTCAGAGTAGGGGCGCGCTGCGAGCAGCGGGTACATCCGACGCTTGCCGAACACGCGCGGGATGTTGGCATACGGCGCGAACTGGTTGTTCGACCCTGTAAGCTGGAAGCGGCTGTCCTGCTGATTGTTCTTTGCCCCGGGCGGCGGCACAAGCGCATTCAGCGCCATGTAGCCGATAGCAGAAATGCCGGCTGCGATAAACGCTGTGGCCAAATTGAAAGTAAGAGACCCGGCCGCCCCGATGCCCGGTATCATGCCGGCGAGCTGCGGCGCAAAGGTTAGCGCGACCACGGATATGACGATCATCGCGATGGCGCGGAATATATCCTTGCCGTCTTTGCCGGGGACGACGCGGATGTAGATGTTCTGCCCCTCGACGGCATACGTCGTCGCCCACTCCGCAGGCAGGATCTCGACGTCGTTTATGTAGACGCGGAGATATGCGCGGTACTCCGCCGGGAGCTTGGCGTCGGCGACGATGGACTCAATCGACTGCCCCTCGGTCGCAAACTGCAGTTGCACGGAGCTGGAGAACGGGTGTGCGTGCGTCACCACCGGGAGAGTAGATGCCGGACGCCACCCGGGCTCCGGGTCGAGCACCTCGACTGCGCCTGCCGGGATGACTTTCACCTCGTCGCTCATCGTATCGGCTCCGGCCTGTAGACTGCGCTGATGCGCTTCTCCCACGTCATCGTTCGATAGCGTTCCACGACAGAGCCTGCCGCTTCGTGCGTATGGATCATCCAGCCCGGCGCGAGCACGAGCCCGACATGGAAAGGATGCCCTCGCATACGAAGGAGCAGGCCGTCGCCAAGCTGCTCTGTTCCGAGCGGGATCTCGGTGTACTGCGATGCATAGGCCAGCGCGTCGCTGCCGATGCGCGCTGGCGTCTGGCCGCGATACCAGTCGACGCCTTCGTAAGCCGCGAGCGGCCCACCGAGGCGCTCTTGCCAGATAAGGCAGAGCAGCCCCCAGCAGTCGACGCCGCTGCGGTCCCGCCCATGCTTGCGATAGGGGAGGCCCACATACTCGGCGGCCCAAGAGGGGAGCGTTGCATCCATCAGAAGAGCCCGGGGAAACGCGAAGGCGTCATGTTCAGCGTGATCGGCTCGTTGAGGAGCGGTTCGACGTGAAGCTCACCCTCGACGGTGCTCGCGTTGTAGGTCACGTTGCGCAGTGACATGCCTCCGAAGCTGATCTCGACCGTATCTGGCGCGCTGGCGAGGATCACTTCAAGCGTCACCGTCGGAGCCGATGTCACTCCCCTGATCGCGGCAATGGCGGTGCGGTCGACGTTGTCGAAGCGGAGCACCGCGCGAGGCGTGCCGTCCGGGTCTTGGCCGGGCAGAATGATGTCGAACGGGAACGCCTGATAGAGATTGCCGCGACTCGTGACGTTCTCGTTGTTGTTGACAACGCGAATAGGCGTCGCGAGCCCGGTGGCCTCGATGGTAACGAGGACGAGCCATATCTCGCCCGTCTCCTGCGCGTGCATCGATGCGAGAGCAGTGTTGGATAGCGTCCTCGCCATCAGATGATCTCCAGCGTGAACTGGACGACGCTGGATGCGCCTGCGCCTATCGTCTGGATGGCGGGAGCCGGATTACGGAAACGCAGCGTAGCAGCCGCCCTTGTGCGCGGGTGAACCCAATCGAAACTGATCGACCCGCCCCTGCAGTCCGTCTGCCAGAAGCTCTCGAACGTCGTCACCTGCGCCGCCGTCATCTGCATGGAGATCGTGAACTTGCGGATCGACTTAGTGAAGCGTCGACGGATCTTCGCGGGTCCAGTGTCCATCGTGCTTTCGATGGTCTGGTCCTGTATCTCCTCTCGATATCCGCTTTCCTGCACGAACTGCGGAAGCGTCCCGGGCCATGTGGGCATGACTATTTCCTCGCGAGCTGGCGCTGGTTTCCATAGACCGCGCCCATGTCGCGGTCGAGATCGCCAGAGCGGATCTGCCGGCGCATCTCATCGCGTATCATTACGCTGATCATTCGACGCCCATCAGGCCCACGGCCGGTCTTTGTCTCGACGGGAGCAGCACCCGCAGACGAGCGCATATCGTTGACGATCACCTGCACATCGCCGCCGCCGTTGGCGGTGACGCCGAGTCTGCCGTCCGACCCGCGCTTGAGTGGCATGATGGCTTCAGGCCCCGCCTCGCCCATCAGACCCACGCCAGCGGCGAAGGCGAAATAGGTCGGCTGGTCGACGATCCGGTTCGTGAACGCTCCGCCCGCAGCGAACCGCTGTAGGCCCATCGGCGCATATACATTGCCGAGAGCGTTAGGCTTGGCGCTATTCTTGAAGCTCGACTTCTTCGACGGTGCCCCGGTGGATGGCGTCGCGCCCGGGATAAATCCGCTGATCCACGACCCAAAAGACTCGGCAAGCTGCAGCGCGATCTCGTTGAGCGCGCGGTAGCCTAGCTCGTAGATCATGTCGGCAGCGATGCGCTTGATGATGTCGCCGAAGCCCTTCTCGAAGATGTCGCTGGCCTTAGACAGGCCGTCCGTAAAGAGCGCCTGAAACGCATCCTTGAAGGTGTTCTCAAGCTCGTCCGCGCCGCGCTCGATTGACTTCATGATGTTCCGCGCGCCGACAGTAGCGCGATCCGCTGCGATCTTCGCCCGCTCCAGCTCCTCGGTCTGACGCAGCAGCACCTTGACGCGCATGTCGTCCAGATCGAGCCCCTCTCGCAGGAACTCCATGCGCTTTTGCAGAAGCACATTCTGAACGCGGTATTCCTCTGACCCGAGGCGAGCGAGGTTGGCCTGCTCGGCCAACTGAGTCCGCTGCAGGTCGATGTCGCGCCCCTGCTGCGCGAAGCGCTGGTTGCGCGCCGCGCCGGACGCGCCGCGCACCGCAGCCGCATACGTGTCGTATGCTTCGCCCGGCCCCATCTCTCGACGGGCCTTCTCAAGCTCGAAGTCCTCGCGGATGCGAGCCTGAGACGTCGGGTCTTGCCCGCCCATGAGCAAACGATTTGCGAGGTCCGCGTTCTGCTGCGCCCCGAGTACCTTATTGGCAGCGGCCAGCGCATCGGCGGCCAGCTTGGACTCGCGCAAGGCGTCGCGATACTTGGTCATGTAGTCGACCAACGCCTCGCTCGACAGCGTGCCGGCCATCCGCGCCTGTTCCGCCGCCGCTTCCTGCTCGACCTGTGCGTCGATGATCGCCGCGCGCTCTGCACCGACGAGGCTAATCTCCCTGCGGACGTTCGCTGCGCCTCTCGCCATCTCGTCCAGCGTTTGCTTGCCACGACGCAGGGCCTCATTCAGACCCGCTTGAATGTAGTCGTCGAGCGCACCGCCCTGCCCCTTCGCAGCGTCTTGCCGAAGCTGCTGGATAGCCTTGAGGACGATACCTTCTCCTCCGCCGGCTCCTCCCAGCGACCGCGCCCTGTCAGACTCGGAAGCGTCCCGTAGCAGGTTCGCGAGGACACTCCTGTCGCCCTCGATGGCCTTCTGCAGCGACTGCTGCGCCGTCGTGCGTCGCTTCTGCAAGTCCTCGATGGTGGCCCTCAGGTCATCGACCGTATCGTCCTCCGAGCCACCGCGCGCAATGGCGGCGAGCGCATCGTCGATGCCTTTGTTGATAGTCTTGATGTCGTTCTGAATGCGCCGCTGCTTATCCGCCGGACTCTCGTATTGCGCAGCGATTGAGGACGCCGTCTTGCTGCTCGCTGTTAGGCCCTTAGTGGTCTCCTCCCAAGCTGCGCGAGCGGCGTCGAATTGCTCCTTTAGCTGCCGCTGGCGTATCACCTCGATGTCGGCCTCGATCTGCTGGACAGATCGCGGCGCAAAGGCTTGCCCTGTCCCGTACATGCCGCCTGCAGCGGCCATGCCGGTCAGCAGGTTGCCGTTCATTTCCGGGCTTAGGCTGTTGGAGTAGTAACGCCGCGAGGCCGATAACTCGTTCCGCAGAGACGCCATCTGCTCTGCGTCGGTAGGGCCTGCCGCGAAGTCGTTCAGTGACTGAATCAGCCCGTTGGTCCAGTTCGAGACGGACTGGACGAAACCAGACGAGTTAAACTTCTCTCCGAGCGTGACGAGCAGTTGATCCCACGAGTCGGCGACGCGCTGGTTCGCTTGGTCTATCGTCTCGGGTATCTTCGCGTATTCTGCATTAGCCTTCTCAGTCGCGTTGAGCACGGCCTGCGCGATCTTGCTACCGGTCAACTCGCCCTCTGAACCGAGTCGGCGGAGCGTGCCGATAGAGACGCCGATCTTTCCGTCCGACGCCTCGAAGTTGTCCGCAATCGCTTTCGCGAGCGCCGGAAAGTTCTCCATGATGCTGCGCAGTTCGTCGCCCTGCAGCTTGCCGGACGCAAGCGCCTGCCCGAACTGGATCATGCCGGCCTGCATCTCGCCGGCTGACGCGCCAGAGACCCGCCCGAGCTTCTGCGTCGTATCGACGAGCTGAAGCATCTGCTTCTGAGTCAGCCCGATGGCATCGTTGTTTCTCGCGATGCGCGCGAAGGCATCCGACGCCGACGAGAACCCGAGTCCCGTTTTCTGCGTGCTCTCACGCAGCGCCTCGATAGCGTCGCGAGCTGCGCTGGTGCTGCCGAGGGAGTTAGTCAGCCTTCCCTGAAGCTGAAGAAACTTGTCCTGCGCCTGACCGAGCGTGACCTGCAGGTCGTAGAACTGCTTCGCGAGTATGCCGACGCCCACCGCGCCGACCGCAACAGCCATGCCGAACGGCCCCATCGCGCCGGCGAGTCGCGATATTCCGCCCGCCGCAGCGCTGAGGCCCCCTACTAGGCCGCTGCCCCCGCGCAATACGTTCGCGAGGTTCATCAGCTCCTGTTGATTGACCCTGAGGGTCCCGAGTACCCGCTGCATCTCAGCGTCGAACTGCGATGCCTGCCGACCTGCCTCGCCCATCGCCCCGCCAGCGCGGCGAGTCGCGTCTGCCGACTGATTGGCCGCGCCGGCCTGCTGGCGCTCAGCGTTGCCGAGGTTGTTCGTCGCCTGCGCCGCGCGGTTCGCCTCCGTCGCCGCGCGAGTCAGCGCCGTTGTGTCGATTGAGAAACCCAGCTCAAACGTCTCGGCCATCGCTTATTCCTGAGTCTGAGTGTCCACGGTCGACATTAGGTAGGCATCGTCGAGGAGCCGGAGGGCTTCCAGCTCCCACGACGTCAGAGAGGTGCGGGTAAGCTGACAGTAGGCGTTGATCTCACTCCACGAGAGAGGGTTCGGTCCGAAACCATTGCCGCCACGCGCGCGATGAAGCATGGCGAAATGGTTCCAGAGGTATCGGAGCGGCGTCGGAAGCTCGGG